AGTTCTCTGAGCATCTGCTTGGGTGACTTGTTGTTGAGTTGGCCCTGTCTTTTATGATCCGCATCATGGGGCAAGTAGTGCGTGTCAAAGACCAAATCAAGCGTCTGGAGCCATTTAACAGCGTGGCTGTATGGTTCGCCCCATGCTTCGTAGCAATTTATTAGACGCAATTCAAGCCCGATTTGCTGGCATACCCACACAAAACAACCATCTGACGATCCGATATCCCAAAAAGTTAAACATGGGTGAGTCTCCACCACAGGCATTCTACCTATGCGTCCATCAGTGTAGGCTTGGTTGATTTCACGCAGCCAGAATGCACCCTCTGGATACTCTAAGAAGTCACCTTCCCAGACATGACCGTAAGTGTCGGGCCTACGCTTTAGGTCTTCTTGACGCTCTTGTTCCAATACTTTAGGAAACCACGGGTTATCTGACCAGTTAACCTTAACCACCTTTGAATGGTCTGGAGCCTCTAGCCGTAGTCTTTTATGCGTTGCGCTATCCTTTGACTCTGGATTCCACGTTACCCAAACCTCTGAGCCTTCTTCACGCACCGTAGGCATTAGCTTACGCCATGCTTCTTCTGATACGCCTTCTGCCTCATCTATCCATGCAAGCAGCAGTTTGGCCTTAGATTTGATGCTGTCTAGGTTATGTCGTAGGCCAGCAAACACATACTTGATGCGTCCATCCTTTGATCTGATGTATCGCTCACCTATCTCATAGTAGTCATCTAGCCAATCAACTGACCTGATAGCCGCTTTTACTTCCTCTAACGATGACTCTTCTAACGAGTTAAGATGCTCACGCCCACAAAGTATCTGACCTGATATACCTGCTGTCCCATAGCGATATCCCTCAACTGCGGTCATCAGACTAAAGCTGCGCGTCTTCCCACTACCCCTGCCGCCCCACGATGCGCGTATCCTTGCCTCCCCTTGGAAGATCGGTACTAACTTTGGTGGCAGTTCTATCTGTCCGACATTCATTAAACGTCAAATTCTTTAGCGACCAGTTCGATCTTAGACTTAGGAGCCATAGAGCCATCACTGCTGATCTGGTCTACTACACTCTTCTCTGACAGGCCATGCTTGCCCATCAATAGCTTCACTAGGTTAGCATTCATCTCACCGCCTAGCCCACCATCCATAGCCACTGTGAACTGTGTTAGCTTTACCCTTGCTAATATCTCCGAAAACTCATCATGTCTTTGCGCCCAATCGTAGAGCGTAGACTCACTGATATCTAGCTTTAGACACAAATCCTGATGACTAGGAATTAGTCTGGTATAGGTACTCAGGTATGTATTAGCTTTGTCTAATAGTTCGGGTGTGTACTTGGTTGGTCTTGCCATGATTGTCTCCGCATATGGGGTGGACGTAACTTAATGGTTTATTATACCACTAATTTTAGATAGTCTTCTATCGTTAAACCAAGCTGTATAGCCTCACGCATATCATTAGCTGACCTGCGAGCCTTGCATATCCTGCGAGCCTCATCAGTCATTCGCTGTTCATTACGCCTGACAATCGCTGCTGCCTCTGTTTTAGAGTAGTACGTTGTCCGATAATGATGCTGACTATTCATCCTAGCAATCCGTTTATAAACCATACCCAACAGACTAAACCGATTACTGCGCCAGTGCAACTGAGTATGCGTGTTGTGTAGTCACGCTTAACCTTCTTGGTGACTAGCTGGCTAGATGCCAAATACTTGTAGTCTTTCATACCCACCCCATAATTTCATCGTGTGCCTGTGCCTGCACAAACTCTGGATTATCATCAGTCAACGCTTCTAGCTGCTCATCCGATAATGGATTGCCGTTAGCATCGTCTGCGCTTTCAATGTAAGCGTCTACAAAGTCTGGGTAATCTGCTGTGCAAATTCCAGCAATGGTGACGTTGGTTAATTCCTTTACGTTCATGCCGTACTCCAAAGGGGCCGAAGCCCGATATTAGTTATAGTTTTTAATTGCTGGCAAACCAATAGCATTTTCGATTTGGTCATCAAGAAGCGGCTCAAGAGTTGAAAAGAAACTCTTAACGTATTCTCTGACAGTCTCATTAAAACCAGCCTCATCTATATAAATCTGAATGTTCTCAGGGATAACGTCTACAGTAAATTCAATTTTAACTTTCATTTTACCACCTCATAATCCATGTTAGTTTTAACAGTAATTTTAATTGAAAAGCCGTAGTCAAAAGTATCTTCTTCTAAATTGTACTGTGGGAAAATTTTAATTAGTTTAACAAGGCCATTAGCTTCATCAGATACCCGATCGTAATCTTCTAAAGCGTGTTTTAAGCCAAAGGTCATACCTAAAGATGATCCACCTACTGTGACCATATAGCTTGGGTCTGTGCCGTAAAGTCCACCGTCAAATTCTGTGTAGTCAGTCATGTGATGCTCCGTTCTGGTTAGTTACTTAACTTACAACCAGTATAAACACTTCTGTGAAGAGTGCAACACTTTTGTTAACTATTTACGAGAATATTTCTATTTCTGTGTAAACCCGATTAGGGCCAGCGTGTATGTAGAACTTGCCGCTATTTAAAGCACCCACTTCTGGACGGCTTTGTAGCCACTTAGCCACATCCTCATCATGCTTGTCTTTGGCGTGGTTCTTTAGGTCTGCTTGAAGGTCATAATATGTATAGCTGCTCATGTGATACTCCGTGGGGCCGAAGCCCCGTTATTATTAGATTATGCTGCTAACTGCTTTGCTGGAAAACGTATTTTGCCTTCAAACTCTAACTGGTCACGCTCAAAATCAGTTAGGTAGTTGTCTGCAACTATCTCCCAATCTATAACGTACTCAACGTAGTATTCATCGTTAGACTCACACTGAGATTTAACTGACTCATAAACCTCTGATGCTGCGTTAACGTCTACATCAAGTACAATGTAATCACTGCCGCCTTTGAACTTCCAATACTCAGGACAAACACCCTCACCGTCCCAATCGTGCGCTGCGTAATTTTCTTTGGTTTGAGTGGTTATTAGTAGCTTGCTCATGTGATACTCCGTGGGGCCGAAGCCCCTGTTGGTTTTATAAACTTAAAGCAAACTTGATTGCGTTGATAAATGGAAGTAACTTATAACGCTCTTCAGTTGAGTAGCCGCCGATACGATCTTCTTTAGTACCTACTCGGCCTGCATGATCGCGGAATATCATCCATGAACGGTCATCAAGATTACGACTACAATTACCAATATAACCAATTGTAAATCCTTTTGGCATATCTAATTTTTCGGTATCAAAGCGAGCATTCAAACGTGCAACTCGCTTAACTTCTCTTAACTGCTTCTCTTCTTGTGTTAGTGGTAGTCTAGTAGTCATGTGATGCTCCGTTTTGTTATTTACTTAACTTGGAACTATTATAACAGTTCTGTTTATATGTGCAACACTTTTGTTAACTAATATGTGATTTATTTTCAGGGTTTCCGAATTACCCTGAACTTCGTTCTGAATTTGTCATTGCAGCGTGACGCTCCCTAGCTAACTTGTAACGCTTGTAATCAGCCAGCGATTGTTGCCTGCCACCACGCTTGTCAGCCTCATAGATCATCATGCAAACCTTGTCAGTCTCTATAGTGGCGCGTTGCTCACGGCTAGGGCCAGCAGGTCTACTTGAGTCAGGTGGGAATAACTCACTGACGCTCACCCCAGCAGCCTCAACAATCTCCATTGCGTTAGCACCACAGGCAAAACAGTTAATCAGCACCTTGCCATCTGACAGTTCCTTGATACCCATGCTGGCAGTCTTGTCACCGTGAACTGGGCATAGGGCTACCCACTTGTTAGCCCCGTTAGACTTAACGCCCTCTAGCATCGTTAATATCGCCTCTACACTCATGCTGCAACTCCTTTGCTTTTAGCCCAGCGTATCTGTGTGCTGGTAATGTAACTTCTGGTTTCATCACTTATGCCATTGACCATGTGCGGTTTGATAGCGTTGGGCCATACACCGTATCGCTCACGGTACTTGTGGTTTGCCCATGACTCTTTGTATCCCTTACTACGGGTGTACAGCAGCAACTCGCTATAGAACGTAGACTTGTTTTCTTTGGTGTCTTTTCTGTTGCGCTGCTCTGGAGTTAACCTAACTAAGATTTCATCAGTAGACTCTAGCTGCTCAGTCAACGGGATTTCATAACCACACTTGCAGCGTAGGCCAACCATCTGCTGGGTACACTGTGGGCAATCCTTGACCTTTGGTTCCTTCTTTTCCTTGGTCTGCTTCTTCTCGCTGAATCGTTCCTTGCCATCATCTAATTCATCAGGCACAACGTCCTCTGCAAACCCGTGACGCGCTACGTTACCAGCATGGTCTAAGTACACCGCCTTGCCCTTACCATCGGCTGTGCGCATGATACGGCCTGCTCTTTGTACAAAACTAATGAGTGATTTGGTAGGGAAACAGTCAATCAGACAAGTGACCGTTGGTGCGTCATAGCCAGTGTTAAGTAGGCGTGAGCATGAAAGTATCTTAAACTCACCACGGTCATGGGCATCATAAATGACCTGTCTCTGCTCTGCGTCCATGTACCCATCAATATGCTCTGCGCTTACACCAGCGTTATTGAATGTCTCAACCAAGTGCTTGCTATGTTTAATGCTGGGTGCAAAGGCAATGGTCTGACCGTTCTCGCCATGCTCAAGCCAGTTACGCACTATGTCGCCCACTAAGCCCTCATCTTCTTCTGTCGCTGCTGCTAGGCTAGCTGGATCGTAATCACTGCCACCTGTCGCCAAGGCTTTAGTTTTAACACCCTTCAAGGCCACCTTTCGTCCACCGTAGTAATCAACTGGGCATAGATAGCCCTGCTCTAATAACTCGCGTGGTGTGATTGGCACAATAAGATCATCGTAGTGCTTGCCCAGACCTTTAGAATAAGGTGTAGCTGACAGGCCAATGAAAGGCACGTTGTTGTATGTCTCCATAATCTTAGTCAATGAGGCGTAGTGTGTCTGGCACTCATCAACAATGGCTAGATCAAACTCAGGCAATCTGGGCCTACGCGCCAATGTCTGGATGCTGGCAATCTGGATAGGGGCGTGTCGGTTGGTCAATTCATGGTTGCCTTGGATGACACCAAATTGCAAACCGTGATTGGTAAATTCTTCTAGGCTCTGCTGAACCAGCTTAATGCGGTCACAGATAAAAATGCCACGCTTGCCTCTAGCTGCTACTGATGCCATCAATGCTGCTGCTGTGATGGTCTTACCAAACGAGCATGGTGCTGCAAGGATTGGCCTGCGCTTGCCACTTCGTAGAGACTGTCTGAGCATCTGAATAGCTTGCTCTTGGTGCGGTCTTAGATTGATCATTTGAATGCCCTGTTTTTTATATTCTTCTAAACAAACTAGATCGTAAACTATAAATACACAAATGTAAACATCAAATACTTTTTTGTTAAACGAATTAATTAATTTTTAATGTTTCTTTTTTTTAAGCATAGTAGTCATTTAGATGGTTTGGGACACCTAGTAGTTTTTACTAGTAACCCTAACCAACGATATGCTATTTGCTGATCCAATCACACAATTTACATAAACCTTTTATCATCCGTGATGGGCTGGTCTGCCCCCTAGTGTGTGTCCGCTAACTATGTTTGTACCTTGGCCTTGCTGCGGCTTCAGTCAGTCCCATCAGTCCTGTGCGTGATTGCTATCCTACGTTTAAAGCCAGTAGTTGGCATGAGAGTTGTTTTTTCTAGTGGCAACGCTAAAGAAACCCACATTATTAATGTCGGATTCAAGCTGCGAAATGTCGGAAAGGTCTTGTAACGTCCAAACGCGTAAGATAAACTACACTTGTGTTGGCGCTGGTTCTTTCCCGATAATCTCGCTGGCTCGAATGAGGCTCTAACCTCTTCACCAACACATTCATTCTATAGACGGGCTTACTTAATTGCAAGCCCGTTTTTTTTAACTACAAAAAGTAGTGATACAAAGCTGCTCCTAAAATGCCACCAGCAAGCGATACAGATAACGTGAGCATTAGCCCTCCGTTAACCAGTACGCTCTCAGCAGGGGCCACTACAGCCTTCTTAACGGCTACTTTTTTCTTAGGCTTAATCCTATTCTTGTTAACCAGTTTGTCAGCGTAAGATTTAGTCACCGCAGGGCCAACTTCAACAAGCTTTGCATTAATGCCCCTCTTCATTGCATTAACCCTAACCTTAACGGCATCTTCTGTTCGACCTAGCTTATTAGCAATGGTAGAGAATTTCTTACCCTTTTGACGCTGCTCAAATGCAAAGTCATTGTCTTCTTTTGTCCAGTTTTGATGATTGTTTTTCATTGTAATACTCCAGTTATTTATAAAAAATATGCTGATTAATCGTCAGCACTACTTCCATATCGCTGGCCCAGAACGGGCTAACGTATGAGGCGTGGTAGTGGGTTGCCCCACCGCTAATATCAATTCCTACCCCGTAGTAAATCTTCTGGGCTAGGATCGTTGCTTCTAACATGGCTTGGTCATCGGTTGGTAAATCTCCAATTCCGTCACAGAACCAAGAATATTGGCACATATGGCGTATCGGGTTTTTATCATCCCAAGCGTGATACTTAGCTTGGTAGACAACCTCACAAACAGTGTCTGGATAACGCTCATCAGACACCCTGTTCATTGTGCTGTAACCAACGGCTAACTGACCCGCTAAAGGCTCACTTCGAGCTTCATGGTAGATGTTCATTGCTAAACACATAACGGCTGCACTAATCATTTAGGCGCACCGTTTTTCTTCTCGTAAGCCTGCCATTCTTTATCAACGACAGTAAACTCTTTATTAACCAGTTCCAACTTCTTCTCTGCAAGATAGAATGCTTTTCTAGCCACCCTAGTTGCCTCAAAAGTCTCATGCCATTTGGTCACAATTTGATCTAACTCAGGGTTAGAATCAGCGTGATAGCCTTTTTTTGTCATGCGTAAAACCTTCATTAGCCACCTCATTTATTTAAACATTTATTACGCATTGTGGTGCAACCGTAACAATTACACTCTGCTTTTTTAGATTTAATTTTCATTTTACTGCTCCAGTTACTTTATTAGTGTCTGCAAATAGTATTACATATTTGATTCAATGACAACATTTATTGTATTTATTTAAACGTATGTGTTTACAAGCTGCCTTAACTTCGATAGAATAGTCTGGCATTACAAAAATTAAACGGAGCAGCAAATGACTATACATACTAAGCTGGCTAAGATTCAGCAAAAACTAAAAGCACCCAAAGGTCAGCGCAATGACTTTGGTAATTACAATTTTCGTTCAGCAGAAAACATTCTTGAAGCCGTGAAACCGTTGTTAGGTGATTTGGCCTTGACCATTAATGATGAGCTAATCTTTAGCGGAATGCTTGAGGATGAAATTGTAGGTTCTGGCAACAATGCAATGAAGGTGCAGACGCAGCGTGTCTACATTAAATCAACGGTCACTATTAGTGATGGCAAAGAGTCTATCTCAACGTCTGCTGTAGCGCGTGAGGCTTCTATTAAGAAAGGCCAAGACTCTAGCCAGACTTCTGGGGCGACAGGATCGTATGCAAGAAAGTACGCACTCAATGGTCTGTTTTCTATTGATGATGCTAAAGACTCAGATGCAACAAATAAGCACGATGAGGATAAGGTTGCTGACCTAGACATGTCATTAGAAGGTATGTCTGAGCCTGTACCTGTCGCACCAGCAAAACGTGTGAGCAAGAAGCTAATGCAAGACCTTATGGCGTTAGTCATTGAAAGCGAGGCTACTGGTGAGCATACGATGATGAATGAAGCATTAGCTGAGTTAGATGAAAACGAGAAGCAAAAACTTTGGGGCCAGTGTACTGGCAAGCAACAAGAATTTATTCGTAGCAAAAAGGGGATGTAACATGGAATATGATAACAACAACACTGGTGCAATTTTTAAGAATGAACGTAAGGAAACTGAACGTCATCCTGACTACAATGGTAG